TGGTACGAACAACACAAGTGTGGGTAATGAAAGTATGGCTTCAAACACTACTGGCGGGAGTAATACAGCACTGGGTAGGTCTGTTCTTAATGTAAACACTACTGGCGAACAAAATACAGGTGCAGGTGCTTTTTCTCTTGATGCAAACTTAGAAGCTGATAATAACACGGGTTTTGGATATGCTTCATTATCTGCAAACACTTCTGGCTCTGCAAACTCTGGACTAGGTAGAAATGCACTTTTAGCAAACACTACGGGCGCTAACAACACCGCATGTGGGACTAATGCCTTACAGTCCAACACTACGGCTTCAAATAATACAGCTGTTGGATACAACGCTTTGCTTACTAACACTACGGGGACAAGCAACACCGCAGTGGGTTACTTAGCCTTAGATGCTTCTGCAGAAGCCAACAATAATACAGCGGTGGGTCATCAGGCCGCCTCAGCAATAACAACAGCAGGCAGTTCAGTTGCGGTTGGCTATCAAGCCCTTCTAGCTGCTACTACTGGCACACAAAATGTGGCAGTGGGGGCTTTGGCTTTAGATGCTACTGTTGACGGCCTTAATAATGTGGCTATGGGTTATGCTGCGGTCAGTGGTAATGTTTCAGGTAGTTTTCAAATTGGAATCGGTGTAAACGCCTTACTTGTTAATAACAATTCTAACAATACAGCAGTAGGTGGTTTAGCTTTAGAAGATTGTACAGGATCAGACAACACCGCAATGGGAAGGAACGCAGGTAGAGAAATTACTTCTGGTTCAAGCAATACCTGTATAGGGATGAACGCAGGTGATGTCACCACTACAGGATCAAATAACCTTTCACTAGGTCATGACGCTGATCCTTCCTCGAACTCTGCAAGTAACGAAGTTACTCTTGGTGATTCAAGTATTTCAGCTATCAGATGCCAAGTACAAACAATCAGTGCACTTTCTGATGAAAGAGATAAAACAGATATTGTTGATTCAGAAGATGGTCTTAATATAATAAACGCACTAAGGCCAAGAAAATTTACTTGGGCTATGCGTGAACCTAGTGCTAATGATGGAAAGACAGAACTTGGTTTTATAGCACAAGAAATAGATGCAGTATTGGGTAATAAGAATGATTATATTGGTGCTGTCTATAAATCCAATCCAGATAAATTAGAAGCATCTTATGGAAAATTTGTACCGATATTAGTAAAAGCGGTTCAAGAGTTATCAACAAAAGTCACAGCCCTAGAAGCAGGGTAAAATGTAATTAACTAATTTTTTATTATGTTAGAAAGAACCGCAGATGAAATAGCAGTAATTTATAGTACTGCTGGTGATAGCGTCACTTTAATAAATAAAGATGCAAATTTTGCTGCATATCAAACTGCAAATGAATGGGATAAAACAACAACTGAAACAGAATGGAAAGCAATAATAGAAAGAAATGTAAAACACTTACAAATTATCAAGGCTTATACAAAAACTGATGGCACAACATCTATATGGACATCCGAATCGTTTACAGACATAGATGCTGCTATAACTACAGGTAAGGCTATTTATTCCTAAATTATGAATTTACAAAAACTACAAGAAGCAAAACAGCAATTATTGTTTGAAAAAGAAAAACAATTTGCAAATCTTTATGAAATTACTGGTGCGATAAAGTTGTTGGATCAACAGATTTTGGAGATGCAAGCATCCAAACAAAACCAGCCATCAGATACAAAGGCATCAACCCCACAAGAAAAAACAGCGTCATCAACGTAAGTGGTGTTGTAATTAAAATTTCTTTTAACATAAATGTTCCAAAAAATAGCTAACATCCTTAGTATAGTTTCCTTCGTATTGGTGTCATCTGTCATCGGTGGGAGTTACTTTGGTTATAAATATGTTACCTCAGAAAATTTTAAGGCAAAAGTTATGAATGAGGTTTTAGATAATGTACAAGGACTTATGCCTGATATTTTAGATAATGCATTACCAGATGTAACAGGTCCAACAATTCCTAAATTTAAACAGCCTAAGATTTAATTGGAAATACCAAAGATTGATATTCCACAAATAAAAATAAAAGAAATTGATATTCCACAAATTAGAATATGGGAATTACAAAGACCAACACTTGATATAATCTATAAACCAGTTGTAGATATACCAGCCTGTGTTAATGCTCATAGAAATAATTTACCTAGTCTTATAGGAGAAGATGAAAAAGGAACTTATCAGGCCTGTGGGACGTTTGATATTCCTAGCTATGAACCGCTTGAATATAATCCTAGTGAATTTCTATATGTAACACCACAACAGCCATTACAAGAGCAACAAGAAGGCGTTCAGGCTATACAACCTGAGATACCAAAAAAGAGAAAAGAAAAGATAGAAATAAAACCATGTCCACCTTTAAACGCACAATTCAGAGAAGGAGATTACAGAAATGATAAAAAAATTGAAAGATTGGTAAAATGGGAAAGAACTGGAATTTCTTGTGACCCAATCTGGGAAAAAGTACCATTCAGAGAAAGTTTTATTGGTACACCTCAAGCACTTATTTCTACTGCTGTTATCGGTGTGGTTGCTGGTGGCTCTGCACTCTTGGCTCCTTTAATAAAAAAACTTATATCTACAATATTTAAACAAATAAAGAAAAAACTTGATAAATCTAGTTCTTAATTTCTAATTTATGATTATGAGGTAATACTTGACCTTGTTTTGGTCTAACAATTACATCTTCACATAATTTATAATAAATACTTGTCTTTGCATATTCTATCCCTGCAAGTTTTAATTCACCACAATTTTTTAAACGTGCCAGTTCATAATTTAATCTTTCTTTAGATAATATTTGCCGTTGTATTTTTTCTTGTGTAGTTGCTGATTTTAAACAAGCATTTTGAAATCTTGTATCAAGCGGAATATTAAAAGTTAAAGCAACACCAAAATTTAAACCTAAAGAATCTTTATTGCCACTGTAATTTTCTTGGTAAAAAAGAATTTCCCCTGCATTTGTTAAATTACCATCATCATCAACTGCTGGATTATAGTATGGAGTTTCATAAGTATGATCCATAGGTCTTTTTATATTTAAAGTAGATGTAGCAAATGGGCTTATAGACATTTGAGGGCCAGAACATCTTATTCCATTCCCATAATGATTTTCTACCATTGGGCCACCTAAAACTTGCGTAGCAAAATTTGACACTGATCCGCTCGCACTAGCTGAGGGGGCCGCAGTATTTGAGGTATTAGCAAATGCTGGACTCCCAGATAATATTGCTACTATTGCGAGAAAATTGTAGTTGTATCTGTTACGCTTTCTGACTGAATTGTACGAGTGACATCTGTTATAGATTGAACGCCACTTGGGGTATATGTTTCTACAAATTGAAAAGAACCTCCTTGATTTGTTTGTGTCCAATTTGGTTTCTGACCTAAATCTAAATCTGTCCAAGTATAAGTTGTTCCGTTTATGTTTTGATTACTGGTAGTGACAGGAGGTGTAATTGAATTACCGTCAATTTGTATTCCAGAACCGGAAACACTGTATTGAAATCCACCGTAGTTTGTTGTTCGTATAGTCTCTGTAATATTTGTGGTAGTTTCTGTTCGACTTGTTGAACTGCCCTGAGTGAAGTTAGGCACCACAGGAACAGCATAGACAGGGTTAAATATAAGAAAAACAAAAGGTAATGTCCTCCACATTAATCAATAGTCAAATCTGTGACAAATTGACCTGTTAATACAATTCCTGTTCCAGTTCCACCTGTTAATGACATTGTATGATGATCTAAAGTAATTGCTGCTGTACCTACACTTCCAGCACTTGTAGAAGTTAAGTCACTAAAATTGCTTACATTGCCAACAGTCGGGGCTGATCCAGCAGTAGCATCGCCTTCAAGGTATGACTGGGTAAAACTAAAAGTTTCGCCCGCTACGGTTTGTGTTGCACTTGGCATAGTTACTGATGGAACGCCATTTGTTAGACTTCCAAAGCCTCCCACAGTCGCAGAATCTCCGCTTGTAGTAGTTACATTTGTTCCACTTATGCTATAACTAGATCCAATTTTATCCGCAGAAGTTCCAGCCGATACACTTTCTAATTTTATACTTGAAGTAAACGAGCTTTGAATATCTGCAAAAACAGGAAACTGAATACAGAAGGCTGCAAGTAATAAAAGTTTTTTCATTTGATACCAACCTTGTTTTTACTATTATCCACTATTTTAGGTGCATTGCCATTACCGTTCTTTTTCTTACCTACTTGAAGACCAAAACTGGCTAAAGATCCAGAAAAAATCGAGGCGATGAAAGTTGGATCAAAGTCCACTATTTTTTTACCACTAGGAGGTTCCCAATAGCTTAGGCTTAACATTCCAGCAGACCAAATAAGAACGGCAACTTTGACAATCGTTTCAACACGATTACCTTCTTTTTCTTCTTGTTCTTCCATATAAAAAAAACTACCTTTGCTTAGTTTTTAAAGAGTTGACCACTGCTTCATAAGGTAGCGATGTGCTAAATCTAGCAAATGTTGTTATGTTTGGAAAGTAAAACAAATTTTTACATAATGTTAAAAATACTAAAACCACTTTTAATGACATTTTTTTCAACTACTGCTGTAAAAAGATTAGTTGTAGATTTATTAAGAGCTATTTGTAAACAAACAACAAATACTCTTGATGATAAAGCTGTTGACATTCTTGAAAAACAACTCTTTCCTACAAAATGATTAAAAAATTTTTAAACATTGATATTGAAGAACCACCAGCAGAATTACAGCTATCTGTAGAAATGCGGTGTCGTGATGTTATGGCAAGTAATGATATGGATAATATAAAAAGATACTGCACTCATCTAATAAGACACCAAATGAAGCAAGACGTTTTGTTTGCTTCTTTATTAGGTAGATTGGTTGAACTGGAAGCCAATCTTGTTGCCAAACAAGTTAGAAAAGAAAAAAAGACTAACTTGATAAAAAAGTTTTTTCGTATTCAATAACCTCTTTATCTGTAAAATCCTTCACCTTTAATTTTTCTAGTTTATCAACTTCATAATTAAATTTAAGAATTGCTGTTCTTATATGTTCAGTAACCCATGCACCATCTTTACTTACGATCTGTGCTTTGTTTCTATCGTTCATAAAAACATAATGGTCATAGCCTTTTAGTTCAACATCTAATAAATTTTTTTCAAGGTTTTTACGCCTAATTTCTTTTAAACGAAAAAGTTTTTTTGGATCACTCATGATTCTTTAAAGTTGTAATATTCTCTTAAAACTGTTTCATGTTCTAACTTCATTTTTTCCATTATTCCATTCATATATTGTAAAT